ATTTAGCCTCCATCTTTCCCGAGAACCCCTTGTTCTCTTATTTGCCCGCATTATGGCATAACTCGGCTTAGTTGTCAAGACCCGAAATTAAAAAAAGTGAAAGTATTTTTAATCCCCTGTTTTATTGGCTTTTATCTGCTTTTCTCCCCCTTTTAACTCCGTCTATTGTTCTTTCTCCGACAAAAAAAAGACTGCAGCAAGATTTCTCTATCTTTACTTTTTTCATCTTTTTCCACTTTTGCACCTAAGTGCCTGTAAATAAACAGTTTATGGCTTGCGATTCAATAAAAAAACATTAAGTGCTTGTAAATAAACAGTTTATGGCTTGCGAAAAATGCGTTTTTCCTCTTTTTCTCACGCCACTACTACCTATATATCAACAACTTACATCCAAAAATCTCTTGGGTTGCGAAATCATCTTTTCGCAAGCCAAGCCTTTCCGCATGCCATTAACCCTTATAAATAAACAGTTTGTGGCTTGGGTTGCAATCAAAATCAAAAATACATATTATATAAATATAATATATAGGGGGGTTTTAAATCACCCCTATATATAATTTAATAAATATAACCCAGCGACAGCAACAGCAGCAAATGTTAAAAATTTTAAAATCGCGGGCGGCGCAGTGGTATTATGACCTCATGAGCGCAAACGATACAGATACTGGATTCCGATACATCCCGCAGGGCAAGGCATCTATCTGTAACAAGATAATGCAGCAAGTCAAAATGTTGCCCCAGATGTTGCAGCAACTTCCTAATGTCGAGCCGACCGAAAAAGACCTATTAGATTTTAGCGCGTTTGTCGGCAGCTTAAATTTAGGGGGGGTTGACTCGCAAAGCGACATCCCGCGCGAAAAATGGAGTAATCTGATAATGCTGGTCGTTCTCCTTCTCCGGGCAGAGGGTTGGAAGCAGATTGAAAATGCAACCGGCATCACTTGGGGGATTATGAACGGCATCAGGCGCAGCAACAAGCAACTAAAGATATTGATCGATGCTGCCTTCTCGGCCAGGGATGACTTTGACCGGGAGCGGCTGCGCGTTGCCGTGCTAAAGCGGGGAGTAGTCGGCGTTAAGGAGCCGATCATTGGCAGAGTAGCTAGAGATCAAGATGGTATTGTGTGTTATAAGAGACGCTATTCTGATCGTCTGGCAGAGTTTGCACTTACTAAATTGGACAAGGAGCAATTTGGGGAGCCGGACAAGGGCAACATCAATACCGGACAGCAAATTATCTACAATATTCAGGGCCTTAACATCCTGTCCCCTTCTCCCGATGCGGACAAAAGCCAGCAGCAGCCGCCGGAGATGCTGAATAATACTGGCAACAATCCGGCAACAATCGACATGCCCGACATCGACGACCTAATCTAAGTCGTTCATCTTCAACAGTTTAGCTTGCTTTATGCCGGAGGGTTAGAAACCCTTTGCATCTGTTTTTGACTGTTGCGGTGGTTCATCGGCAGCTCTCGCCGGCAGCTCTCGCCGGCATCCCTTCACCATCGACCCCCACCCCGGGCCCACGGGACTCCAAGCGGCTCCGCCCGACCCCCGGTGTGTATAGGGGGGTGCTGCCCACACACACGGCAGATTTGGTGAGCTATACGATCTGAAAATTTTTCAAAAAACTAGGTGTTAAACTGGGGAAATGAGATTGCGGGGCTGTGATAAGATGATGGCTATGGGAGACGAACTATCAACTGTTGATGAAGGAGGTCGTTATGGCGACCGGTTAAAAGCCGGGATGACGGCTGATCCTGGTGTTGGTTCTGGGGCTGGCCGTTTTCCGGTTGTTGAAGCGGCTCTGGCACGTGTCGATGGGCTGTGTGAAGTCTGCTCTACATGGTGCGAGATAGACCTCACGCACCGGTTGCTCACCGGGCATCATGCGGACTGCCCGCGAAGTCCGAAAGCGATTGACGCTGCTCTTGAGCTGATTGCGGCATTGGCTCGTAGCATGGAGATGTGGGGGGCAGAAGAAGACGGGATTTACGAGGGGGCGTGGGAGTCGTACTGCAAGGCGAAGGCTTTGCAGGGTGTGTTCCTGCCTCTGGTGGATGACGGGCAACGATCTACATCTGAGAGGATGTGGACAGACGAAGAGGCGGGAGGCGACAACGCCCAACGCTTGAGGGAATCCAATGACAGATGAAGAACTGATATCACTGCTGAGGAACAGGTTTTCGAGGCGGCCGGCGTGCCGTGGGTAGAGCCTGAGAATAGGAATCTTTAGTAAACAAATAGAGCGGAATAATGAGCACAGTTAGGAAATTGAACGGACACAAGGTAAACCCTGCAAATGACACACTTGAAATTGAAGTCCACGACGAGCCGGGAGTGGGTGGGGCAAATCACCTTTATGTGATTTACGGAATGGATATGCAGATGAATCCCTCTGCAACAGACCGCCAGCAAGACGACAAAACGAAAACGGAAATTGTTTTTCAGAATGGCCCGATCCCGGAATATGGGGTGAACGGAATTACGCAAGAAGTCCTGTTGGAAATCGTTGCTGATCGTCTGCGGTGTTTTCAGGCGGGCCCTTATGCTTGCAAGGCGAATGCCTGCGCCTTGACGCACATCGAAGTAGCACAACACTGGCTCCAGCAAAGGACGCTTGAAAGAATGCGCCGTGGAGTCGAAGGCACGCGCATCGTTTAACGCTACGGGTGAGCGGGCCTTGCCCGCCGGAGAAAAGCTATGACTGAACAAAAAACCATCGCGGCGGGCAAGGGTACTCTCGACCCGCTTGTTGTGCGTCTTTCCGATTCCGTGACGATCATTCACGGGGACTGCCTGGACGTGCTTCCGGTAGAGTGTGACGCTGTTGTGACTGACCCGCCATATTTCCTTCCTGCGGCCCACTACGCCACGCGGTCAGGATCAGCGCGAAGCCTGACAGACCTCGGCATTCTTGAACACTACTTCGCCGCCGTGTTCAAGCTGGCGGCGGAGTGCAAGGCGAAGTGGTGCTATGCCTTTTGCGATGGGCAAAGCTACCCGGTTTTCTACGCCACCGCCTATCCGCACTGGAAGAAACTGCGCCCGCTGATTTGGGACAAACAGACCAGCATCAACGGCTATGCGTGGAGACACCAGCACGAGTTGATCTTGTTCTGTGAGGCCGAATCAGCTCCGATAGTCCCGACAGGTGATGGCGACGTGTTGCGGTGCCGCGCCGTGCCGATTGCCGACCGCCAACACATGGCGCAGAAACCTCCCGAACTGCTGGCGCAACTGGTCAAGAAGGGCGACCCGCAAACCGTATGCGACCCGTTCATGGGGTCAGGATCAACAGGCATTGCCTGCATCCGCACGGGGCGCAAGTTCATCGGGATCGAGAAGGACGCCCGCTACTTCGAGATTGCGCGGGCGAGGCTTGAAAACGAACTGCGGCAGGGGCTGCTGCCTCTTACGCACAACAGTACGCTATGCGTCAAGACGGATAGCAGCGAGGCCACGGTGAGAATCGGAATCTTTCGTAAACAAAGGAAACGAAGTAAATATTCGGAACAAGCCATGTTGGTGCGGTAGCGGGAAGAAGACGAAACGCTGCTGCGAGAGTCCTGCGGCGAAGCAAGAACAGGTTGCGGCGGAGCGGGCGGCGTTTGCTGCTCGTCTGGCTGAGCGGCGGGCGCGGGTGACACAAAACAGGCGCGTAGCGGCGGACGTTATCGGCGCGGCGTTGGCAATCGCGGGAGGGTCGATATGAGCGAAACACAAGGTGCTGATGCTTCATTTTTTGACATGATGTATCCCACGGTGTATCCTACGAAGATGCCCAGCGAGCCAATCCTCACCGGAGGTTCTGCGGCTGACTGCCTTGCGGCTCAGGCACCCGATAAGGTGGGTTCCCCTTGCCAGTGTTGCTCCGGTCGCGGAGTCGTGCGAGCGTTTGATTATGGTACGTTAATGTCGAAGCAATCTAGTTGTCCCAAGTGCGGTGGTACAGGAATAGATATAGAGGTTGTCTCTGAAAACATGGCGGCCGGCGGTGTCGGTAGAGATGTGCGGGGGGCAACGCCTTTATACACAGCGATGAACTCCGCCAAATCTGAGGACATGATGGCCGACTACATCGGGGCAGAGAAGAGCGGCATCCCGAATATGACTATTGCTCATTCAGTGGGCGGAGATCGGTATGCATTGGTCGGATTTGGCGATGTCCACGAATGGGTGATGCGCAATGATGTGGCATGGAAAAAGGTGAATGTTGAGTCCCCTCGGCTTGGAATGCAGGAGATAGACGTTTTGCGGATGCTGGCGGTCGCCCTGCTTCGTGAGAAACATGGAGACTTGTAATGAATCTGCGTTATTTGAAGTCGCCACAGTTTTCCCAGGGGGATCGTGTTCGGAACATGAGGAAAGACGTTAAGTTCGGTCGGAGCTGGGAGACGGGCTATATTGCGCTGATTATCCCTGCCGGCGTTGTTCCTTTGAACATGTTCAACCGTTATTTGAAGCAGCATGGTGTCTGCAAGATGGGCATGGCAAAATCTCCGATGATTCACAAGGAGCGATATATCGTGTGTGTCCGCAAAAAAGGCGTGAACTACTTTTACTGTCCGAGCAACAATAGCATTGAGAAACTGTGCGATTCTAAACCGGAGGGTGTTGTAGAATGAAGGCGGCAACACAGAAACGGTTGATTCAGTACATCCCGACACCGACGTTTCTTGAGTTTCACAACTGTCCTGAGCCGGTTCGCGGCATGATGGGGCATGTTGGCAGCGGGTCCTCTACCGGGTGCGTCTGGGAAATATTCCGATGTGCGTGTCTTCAGTTCCCGAACCCTATAGACGGGGTGCGCCGGACTCGGGTATTGGTGATTCGCAACACTTTCCCGATGCTCCTGAAGACGACAATACCAACGTGGCTGAACTGGTTTCCTGCGACCAAGATACATTGGTCTGCTCCGTTGAGCGGTGTCTGGGAAGGTGCCCATCCGTCCGGGGATGGGACAAAGATGGAGATACTGCTTGAATTCTATGCGCTTGACAGCGATGACGCTGCGAGGGGGTTGAAATCGTATGAAGTGACGATGGTCTGGGCGAACGAGGCTTGCTTTATGCCGTGGCGTTATCTGGCGAAGGCGTTTGAGCGGGTAGGTCGTTTCCCGCATCCGATCATGCTTGAGAACGGCGAGGAATTCAAGTTCAAGAGTTTCGGCATGATTATGGACACGAACCCGCCATCAGACACGAGCTGGTGGTATGACCTTGCCGAGGTGAAGAAACCGAGGGGGTTTAAGTTCTTCCGGCAGCCGCCGGCTGTGATCAAGTACCAGGAGAAAGACGGGCGGATTTGGTACGAGTTCAACAGAGGGCAGGTGCCTGGCATTCCTGCATGTGAAAATCTTCATCACAATGAGGGTGAAGAGTATTACATGAAGCAGACTCAGGATGGGGACCATGCCCGTATCCAGGTTGACCTGTGCGGGGAATACGGCACATCAATTGACGGTGACCCTGTTTATCCTGAGTACAATGATTTGCTTCACTATGCAGGGCGCGAGATCGAAATAAACTGGGGGCTACCGTTTTATCTGGGGACTGACTTCGGTAGAACGCCGAGTCTTGTAATCTGCCAGTTGTCCCCGACGAACCAGCTCCGCATACTTGACGAGATTTGTACTGTGAACTGCGGGGTGACACAGTTCACGAAAGACATTGTTCTTCCGAAACTGATCAACGAATACAGGATGCACAGCGTTCCGGTTTTTAATTTTGCTGATCCCGCCGGGAAAGACAAGGGGCAGACAGACGAAAAGACCTGCATCCAGATCATGCGGGAAGCGGGTATCAACACAGTGGCCAGCCCGGTTCCCGGCAACAGCTTTGTCTTGCGGCGCGAGTCGGTGTCAGAACGGCTCAGGAGCAACGCCGGGGGTCAGCCTGGACTTCTCATAAGCTCCAAGGCGAAGATTGTCAGGGCTGGTTTTCAGGGCCGCTACTACTATCGCAAGCTGACGGTGGCCGATGCGGGAGAAGAGCGGATGGCTCTGGAGCCGGAGAAGAATATGTTTTCACATCCTCATGACGGGTTGCAGTATGCCAGCTACGGTTTGACCTCTCCTTCGGTGAACAGTCTGTTCTCCGGGTTCCGTTATTCTCCCAAGGCAAAATATTCCGGCCAGATTGTTGTCGGGCCCGGGAGTCGCAATTTTACAAACACCGGCATGGATATGGCGGGGTACTGTTAAACTCTGTTGACGTTCTCTCCCTGTGTTGTTTAATCAAGACAAATGGGAGAGACGATTACACAGAATCCTGTTGAACAGGAAGAGGATGTTCTAAAGGGTGACTTCACCTTGCAGAGGCTTGCTCTTCATGTCACGCGAATCTTCAGGCAGAACGAAGAACACCGTCGTATTTCCGGCGTTGACGCGAAGTTAGCAAAATGCCATAGGCTTTTGCGCAGCGAATACAGCGAATCAGAGAAAGCCATCTTCAAAGAAAAGGGTGCTCCTGAGATTTTCATGCCGATTGCTGACATGAAACGCCGTGCAGCCTTCTCAATGTTCTCGGAGATATTTGCTGTTCCCGGCAACAAGCCGTGGACTATTGATCCTACTCCGGTTCCTGAAGTTCCCCAAGAGGTCACCATGAAGGCGGTTACGGTGACGATGAACGATTTTGCTGAGTATGCTTTAGCGACCGGTGTTGTTCCGACTCCCGAAATGGCTTTTTCTTATGCCAGCGACCGCATGGGCGAGATTCTTCAGGAAGAAAAGTCGTGGGCGAAAGTCAAAGCGGAACTGATGGAGTCGGAAGTTCACGACAAGATGGTTGAAGGCGGCTGGATTGACGCATTTGCTCAGTATTGTTCATATCTCTGTGCATACGGCACGGCAGTCATCAAGGGGCCGATAGAGCGGCTTGTCTATGCAAAGAAGCCTGTCCGGAGGAAGAACATAACTCGATTTGAGATGAAACCTGAAATCAAGTTGTCGTATGAGGCTATTTCTCCGTTTGACTGCTTTCCATCGAAGGGTGCCCGGAAGATTGACCAGGGTGATATGTGCATCCGGCGCCGCTACACCCCTTTTAAATTTCACATGTTCGGGAAGATGAAAGGGAAGAGCTGGCAGCAAGGCGCGATTCAGAACATTCTTTCCCGCTATCCTGACGGTGGTGTTTATCTGGATGTTGTCGGCGAAAACCTGCGGCAGGTCCGGGAGAACTCTTCTTCAGATCTTAACGATCAGTGTGTAATTGAAGCCATCGAGTATTATGGCGAGGTGCGGGGGAGCTGCCTTGAAGAGATTGGCTTTACGACGGACACCGAGAACAAGGCCATAAAAGACGATCAGTATTACGAGGTCAACGCGATTGTTGCCGACAGCAAGGTTATTTACTGCAAGATTGTTGAACCTCAGATAGGCCGCTGCCTTGCAAAGGGTGTGTTTTTTGATTCTCCTGATTCGTGGTGGGGCGATTCTCCGATTGAGAAATGTGAATCGACGCAGCGGATATGCAATGCGGCTGTTCGCGACTTGGTTGTAAACATGGCTCAGGCTTCGGGGCCGCAGACCGTCATCAAAGACATTTCTCGTCTTCATTCGTCATGCTCTCCTAACCAGAGTCCCTGGAAGGTCTGGCTGTTTGAGGCATCTGTCCTCGGTAACAGTGAGAATCCTCTGCATATTTTTCAGCCGAACAGCAATGCCAATGAGCTTTTGAAGGTGTTTGACTGGGGCATGAAGCAGGCGGACAACGATACGGGAATTCCTGCATACACCTACGGGGCGGCGATGGCCGGCGGCGCAGGACGCACTGCGTCAGGGCTTGAGATGATGCTGGAGAACGTCAACCGTGGCATAAAGACAATCGTGATGGAAACCGACAGAGAGGTTGTGCGGAATGTTGTGAAGCGGACATCTGACTGGATCATGCTCTACAGCGACAAGGAACAGATTAAAGGTGATTTTGAAGTCAATCCCAGCGGGGTTCTTTCTCTTATCTTCCGTGAAGGGGGGTCGGCGCGTCGTCGGGCATTCCTCCAGCTTCTTGCGAATCCTCTGGTTGCGCAGGCTGTTCTTCCGTCCGGGATTGCTGCGATTATCCGCGAGGAAGCAAAAACTCTTGAGCTGAATCCCGATGACATCATACCGAGCCGTGAACGGCTTCAGGAGCTTGACGAGATGGCCGTCATACAGCGGCAGGTTGCTCTTGCAAACAGCATGGCCGAGGCTCAGGCGGGTGCAGGCGGTGCAGGGATGCCTCCTGGGGCACCGCAGCAGCAGCAGCAACAGCAGCAGCAGCAGCAGCAGCAGCAGCAGCCAGCAGGGATGCCAAGGGCGGGGCTTGACGCTGCGATGAGCGTAGGGCCTGCTCCTGTAATGGGAGGTGAGGCATGAAGATGGTACAGCCTATGTCGAATGACTTGAAGCGAGACGTAGCTTCCCTGAAGGGCGACAGCAGATTTATCGCATACCTGGCATGGCTGGCAGAAAGCCGGGAGATAGCACACCAGCGGACCTACACAGTGCTGGAGCAGCCGCAGGTAAATTTCCTGCAAGGTGCCGCAAAAACGATTTTTGACGTGGTAAATGAGACTCACGAGGCTTTCGCCTTCACTCCGGGACAAGCCATCCCAGGTGCAGACGAACATCCCTTTGGAGACATTTAGCCACGCGACAACAACCGCTCATGGAATCCGGGCCGTTTTCCCGCTCCACAGGGCATCAGAGTTCCCTGCATTGGCTTGCAGGCACACTGAAAAGGAACGAAGAGATATGAACACACAGAACGAACCGAAAAACGACGCAGGAACACAAGTCTCCGCTTCTGAGAAAGCTCAGGGGTCGGCACCTGTTTCTACGGCGAAATTGTCACTTGGAGGAACATCGGCAGCCGGTGCCGACGACATTGAGAAGCTGCGCCAGGATTTGCAGCGCCACAAGGTTGAGGAAGGCAGGGTGAAAGCTCTGTCGAATCAGCTTCAGGAGCGCGAAGCAGAACTGGAGAGGATACGGGGGGAGAACGAAGAGCTGAAAAACGCGACTCGGAAATCCGCCGTTGATTTTCTTGATCCTGAACTTCGGGACAGGGTTGACGAAGACATCCTCAGCGCAAGCGACAAGATGATCAGAGGCAGTCATGACAGTCTGCTCAGTGAAATTGACAAGCGTGTCGCCCCGATTCAGCAGACGCTCGAACAAGAGCGCATGTCGAGGATCAAGGCCGAACAGGCTGCAATGGATATGCGGATTGACCAGCTTCATCCGGGGTTCGCGGCGGAAACCAACAAGGGAGGCAAATACTCCGACAAATGGGAGGCTTTTCTTGATGAAACCGATCCGGCAACCGGGGGGAAAAACGGTGTCATTCTTTCAGGTGCCTATAACGGCGGTCGTGTAGGTGGTGTTACCCAGATGATCAACTCGTTTATGGGATACGCCGGAATCTCTCGTTCGGAAAGCATGAAGGAGAATGCTTTTCCTGGTGCTAACGCAAATTATGTTGAGCCGCCCGTCCGGGCCGGGAACAAGCCGATTTACTCGCTGGCAGAGTACAACAAAATGCTGGCGGATTCTCGGGAAGCCTATTCGTCTGGACGGCAAACCGCAAAGGAGCGGCAGGCTCTGCTTTCAAAATTAACCGATGCAGCGAGAGAAGGACGGGTTGTCGTGAACGGCAGGCCGCAGGTAGGCGTGTAGTTTTCCGGTTATTCGCCCTGGCTCTTTGCTGCGCATTGAAAAGGACACAAAATGGCTATTCAGAGTGCAGGCGGGAACACCCTTTTGGGTTGGATTCCCGAGATTTATCACCCTCTGTTTATGGAAGTGTTTTATGACAAGCTGTTCATGAACCGCCTCTGTAACCGTGAGTTCGAGGGCGAGATCAAGGAGCAGGGCGATGTTGTCAAACTGCGGAAACTGCCGGCGGGCAAGACCTTCAAGTACAAGAAGGGCATGACTCTGCCGCATGTTGATATGGTGACTGAGGAAGATTCCTTCCCCATCAATCGCGCCCGTGCATGGGCATTCAAGATCGACACCGTTGACAAGCTGCTGACTGACATGAAGGACGGCACGTCCAAAATTCAGGAGCAGTTTGACAAGCAGCTCGCGGAAGATATCGAAGTGGATTTCTTCTCCGATGTTCCGTCCCGGTGCCATGTGAAGAACCAGGGTTTGACGGCGGGCAATCGCTCTGAGTCGTACAACCTCGGCAGCGTGGTTACTCCCTTGGGCATTTCCAAGGCAACGCAGACTTCTGCGAACAAGTCATCCGCTGTTGATGCGGTGGCGGCAGCCGCAGCAACTCTGGAAGAGCAGCCTGGCGGCATGGGTGACGATCCGTGGATTGTTCTGCCTGTGTGGTTCAATCTGCGCATTCAGACCGGCGAACTGAAAGCCGCGAATTTTGCCGGCGACAATGTTTCGTTGCTGCGCAAGGGCGTGACTGAGGTTGGGCAACTGGCTGGATTTACGGTTTACACCTCGAATCTGATCAGCTTTGCGACTCAGTCCGTGTCCGAGGCTGACACGAAATGCTTCAACATCATGTTCGGCGACCGGAAAGGCATCACGTATGCCGATCAGATCACCCAGAGCGAGGTGAAGGGCATTGAGAACGGTTTCGGTCAGAAGTTCCAGGCATTGCACACGTATGACTGGAAGGCTACCTATCCGACTCGTTTCGGCAATATGTATGCCTATGCGCTGTAATATGCGCTGTCATTAACCCGGCTGCGGGACCAGGCGACTACTCCCCTGTGTCCCGTGTCCGACAAAGAGGAAGAACAAGAATATGGCTAATACTCTTACAGTGAAAACGGATTTTGTCGAAGGCATCTCCGTTGGATGCGACGGGTTCAGTCCCGTTGTGAGGAAGCGTTTTGATACGTCCGTGCTCGGCATGGCGGCAAACGCTCAGATCGTGGCGTTTAAGGTGCCCGAGGGGTGCATTATCCGTCATGTCATCGTTGACGTGAAGACGG